ACCTTTGCCATTACGCAGTAATATCATCGTTTACAGTAAAGCTACCCTTGAGGACGGTAGTGGTCTTGTTGTTTACAGTGTATTGTAGGTCGTAAGTGTATCTGCCAGCTGGGAAGTTGGCCATTGTTTCAGCAGTATCGAAGGTAAACCCTACGTTAGAGGTTCTGTTCTCGCCTTTAGCTTGATCCCCTTTGGTGAGCGTGCCAGCAACCAGAGACCCCTTAGAGTTAGAGGCTCTCTTTCCGCCGCGCACCTGCATGAAGAACTCATACCCGTCAGTCACGAGAGCAATAGCACTTCCTGTGCTGTCCTTGAAGTTCAAAGAGAGCTCAAAGGTGTCCCCCTTCCTACAAGTGATATCTAGCTTTTCAGCTACGTCTAAGTTTGCTTTACTTGCCATATTACGAACCCATTATTGATCTAATCATAGAGGAGTCAAATGCATTAACATCTCCTGAAAGCTCACCCCTCTTTCCTTGCCGTTGAGATATAAGCTTGCTTTGCTGTACAGCCTCCTTTTCTACCCTTTCGTCTTTTCTATTTTCTTTGAGGATTTCAATCTTCTCTTTAAAGTTCTTCTCCTCTTCTTTAAACCCAAGAGTGGCTTGAGCTCTGATCATTTCGATCTCTTTTCTTAGCTCGTGCAGGGCAGCCCCCACCTGAATCTCCGCTTGTGCTTTGAGTTGAATCTTCTGAGCTTCCAGCTGGGCCTCCATTTGCGCTTCTTGCATCTTGGCCTGAGACGCAGCCTGCGCAGCCATCTGCGCCTGTTGAGCCTGCATCTGAGAGTTTTGCATAGCAATTTCTTGTTGCTGCTGAATCCTCTTCTTACGTCGAACCACAAGCAATCGTTCAGCCTGGTTTACATCCTTGATATTTCTAATAGCAAGCGCATCCTCAAGGTCAATCTCTTTTTGAGCAAGCGCAACCTGAATATTCTGCTCCAGATACATCTTGTCTTTATCCTCCATATCCTTTACTACCTGAACCCCAAAGTTGTACATAGGCAGGTTGCTGAAAGAGGACAGTACATTCATGTTCTCCTCACCAACTGCGTTCTTGTAAACCTGCATGATCACAGATTCCTCTGGGAGAATTTGCAAGCACTTTACGACGTCCTGACAAACCTTCTTGAACAGAATCATAGAGGCGTTCGTGATATCGTACGTAGCGTTATTACCAGCGGCAATGGCATTCTGTTGAACACCAACCAGTGTATCTCCCTTTGGTGTAGAAGCATCCATCATCTCGTTGATACCCGTTGTATCACGGATCATACGGAGGTAGTGGTTGTACAGAGCAACCAGCTCGTTGATGTTTCTGATGTGGTTGTCAATCGTACGAACTGGTGGATTTTGGAAGCCACCATCTGGGTTCTTGCTTCTGTAGTAGAATACACCAGTCTTCTCGTAGATATCATGAAGGTCGAGCGGTTGCAGCTCACCCCCACTGCCTAGTTGTACGCTCTCAAGACCCTCAATGTCAATGATCAAACCGTCAGGCTTAGCCTTAGCAATGGCCTGTTGTAGCTTGAGGTGAGTGAGCTGTAGCATATCAGCAAAGCCTACACAACCATCAACCATCGACTTTGGCTTAGACCTACGGAGGTTAGTGGCTACAACTGAATAAGAAAGCCTAGCGCGAGAAATGTCGTGTATGTTCTTTGGTACGTTTGCTTTCTTGCCGTAGTTAAAGATGATGTCCGTCCCCAAAATGTATACCCCCTCATAGATACACGTAATGTCCATCTCATAAGGAGTGCGCTCAAACACAGAGTTTTTCTTCTCCTTGTACTCGTACCCCTCGTAAAAGAACCCAGTGTTTCCGTATCTATTCTGCTTTTCTTCGAAGTACATCTTCTCAAGAGACAAGAACTCAAAGTTCATGATCTCAATCATGTACTCGTCATAATCCCTCTGGTTGGTAACGGGATCGTATACAGCGTTCCTGGCGAGGTCTGAGGTCTTCTTCGTGGCCTTCTTCTTTACGTCCTTGAGCTGATCATCAGTTAGCTGGCCACCAGCCATACGCTTCAACTCCTCAATTGTGATCTTCTTCACATGACCAGCATAGGTCATATCCTCGAAGCTGGGGTCCTCTGTGTAGCTATGGATAAAGTTGGCTGGGTCTACATAGTCCAGCTTGATACCGTAGTTAGGGTCGTTCTCTCGCTTCACCACGGCCATCCCAACGGCGGCAATATCGTTTACGCAACGCCTGAAGATGCTGTCAGAGAAATTGTTCCAGGACAGCGTCATATTGGTGCCTATTTGAGCCGCAATCTCGGCATCAGTCTTGATGTTTGTGTCGAGAAAAATCTCGGCCTCCTCTAATGTATCAGGCAACATGTCTGGGTCCATATCAAGCACCGCACCTCCAGTAACGGCCTTCAGCTGCTCAAGCTCCTTCTTGATAGCAACCTGATTTCTGATTCGCTGCTTTTGCTTGTTTTTTTCAGACGATGATAGTGGATCTACAGCCTCAAGGTTTGGGTAGGGGTCTCTAGAGAGTATTTTGTTTACAACCACCCTCACAAATTTAGGGAGGATGGGTACAGGGGTAAAGTCTAGATTCAGCAGACTGCCATCACCGTCCTGTGGGTTGAGTGCGGTAAGCAGTTGCTTGTAGATACTTGTGTCTTGCGTTCCGTTTGCGTAATCTCTGTTTCTATCGAACACTTCGTTCCGCGTTCCATATAGAGATGTTTTTTCAGACATCTTTCCCCACTGCGACTCGATGGCCTTTGCATACTGCAAACCATACTTCTTGTCCTGCTTTTCTTGCTGGGACGATAGTGGGTCTGGAAAGTTAGTTTTGTTCTTCGATTGGTACATCAGCGGATGTCTTATATTGTGCAAATATAATCAATCATCCCCTCACGGTATATTTGCGAAAAAACCGCTTCTCATCGAAGTTAGATTTGGGCTTTTCTTGTTTAACTTTTTGAGCCGCTAGAAGGGCCAAGCCTGAGCTGATGGTAAGGTCAAACTTAGTACGGTCGTTGATCTTAAATCCTATCCAGTCCTCCAGCGTGCCGTTGAGGTACATTTTCCCCATCTCCCCTGTTTCGTTGTTCACCCCTACATAATCGTGGATGAAAGCCTCAATCGCATGGGCATGAGCCTGGATCACATCTTGTGAGTTGGATGGGATACCCTTGGTCTTTACAGAGGCAGATCCAGACGACTTCAAATGCTCTGGACGATCCATTAAGTAACCATCGTAACCCCTTGATTCAAAGTACCTTGCGATCCCGTACTTGTTGTTCTCAATCAGGATTGGGTACCCATAGAAGTACGCAGCCATGAGCACGTCCTCGTAAAATATCTTGGCGAGAGGGGGTCGAGAGGCATATTCTAAAACAAACATATTTGATGGGTGCTCCATATGGAACTTGTTATATAAGTGTAAAGCACCTTTCGACCCTCCCCCATCAACAGTAGCATCCAAATCATACGAGTCAACCCCACCCACACCAATCTGGCTATTGGGTGGTTTCATAACTCCACGCTCAACTAGTTTCTTATTTCTTAGGTCTTGTGGCGGAAGCCACGCAACCTTGAACCTCCCGTCACGTACGTCAGGGCGGAACACCACCTCAGTATCCTGAACCCCATCCTTCCACATAAAGTTGCCTTTTACGACAGGGTTAGGGTAGAGCTCTTCGTTGTATTCTATCTGCTCGTATATCTTACCAATATTGAAAAGGCTACCCTCTATACTGTCCCTAAATGCCTCATCCTCAGTAAATGGGAACTGCCTAGTAACCTCATTAAGCTCGCTTGCGTCATGCTTGAAGCTAGAGCGTTCGTTTTTGAGATACGTCCTACTCCCCATGTAGATGTACTCATCATCGATCCCTTCTATCGTCTCAGCTGGGTTGTCCACAACAGCGTTCCCGTACTTATCAAAGAACCCTTCGAGGGCGTCGTAAGCTGGGATAAAGATGCGGTAGAGACCTGATCGAGTTCTACCGTTAGCGTTCCGCTCCCCTGGGTGAGAGTCTCTCCACAAGTCTTTGTACTCCTTACCACCTTTGTCCATGGGGTTTACCGTACTCCC